CTGAAATATCCCGGGTCTTACGCAAGCCCAGGTACCCCATAAACGCGTTGTCCAAACTGTTGAACACGGCCGTGTCAGGTGAACCCGAAAGCCGAGCGAACCCAGACTGGTACTTCTTTCCCAATCTCATTCTTGCTCGGCGGTTTACCAGTTTCTCCATCAATTCCAACAGTTTCACGTGGAACTGTGGGTGGAAAAACCGCAGCATAAATGCTCTTTCCAGGCCAACAAGAATTGCTGAATGGCGACCGTCAAAACGGGCCAAATCAGTCTCGCTGACATTCTGGGACATTGAGCAGATATCCGCTACACGCTGCGCCAAGTCGACGTTCTTCTTTCCAAATCCGTACCATTCACATTCTTTTATGAAGTCCGTGACGGCGTAGGTGAAAGTGGAGTACTCGACCTTCGTCTTTCCTTCTAGCGTGGAGATAATCCGTGGGTCCTTTGCTGATTCATAGCCTTCCGCTTTCAGGAAGTTCGGGATGACCTCTTCAATGAGTATGTCACCACGATTTACAGCGTCATGTACAATCCGACGTTGGGTTGGTCGACTCTGCTTCTCATAAACTAAATCATGGTCAGCAGGGAACCCCTTACCGGAGACCGGTACCAGAGCGATCAAGAAGTCCTTAATACAAGATTCAATGAAATCATTTGTTGGAGGATTTGTCGCTACCTTTTCAATCCTGTACTTCACGGCGGCTTCCTCATTACTGTAGGTATTCAGAGGAGTGTGCGCCACATCTATCAATGGAGACATGAAGCTGGACATGAGAGGTTTGGCGTCGACTTCATAGTCTTTTCCGCCATACTGGTAGGTATGTACACCAAGCTCAACAGACACAACGCTGTCAGGCGTATAGCTCCATTTCTGACGATGATAACGACATAAGATGGAGGCGTCTGAGGTACTCAGCTCGGCACTCAATGACCGCACAGAGGAAATTGAGATTTCATTTTTGGACAAGGCAGCCTGATTGGCTATGGTGCCGTCTATCTCCGCCGTGACAGTGGCAGAGGCAAACTGACCGAGCAACGCGGTGCTGATCATTGGTCCATCTGAAGTGAACACTTCTACACGTGCAAAGTCACCTTTAGCAACTTGCAACCGTTTCAAGCGTTCGGCAGTTGGAGCCCAGTAGGCCAGGAAAGTCGGCACGACGATCTTTGCGATCGGTGACAGCAAAATCAACTGATGATGCTGG